ATCCTTCATACTGATTTGCAAGAAACAAAAGTTATTGTTGATCAGTTAGTTAAAGAAGGATTTATTGAAGAAGACCCGAGTTTTCCTGGATACTATGTTACAAAAAATAAACAATAATATATTAACAAGATGCAACCAAATTTAAATTTAACTCCTAATCCCTATGAACCAAAAATGGAAAATAGGTTTATAATCAAATTCTTTGGAATAGAAGTTCCCGAATACCTTTTTCGTAAATATGAAATATTCAACGAAGGGGAAGAAATGATTTTCACAACAGAATTCATTGAACCATTACATTTTACATTCAACCCAAAAGACCTTTTTGATATTACAAACATAGAAGTTAAACATTTAGATCCAATAGGAATTGAAGTTAGTCATCTATCCTTTAAAGTTAAAGGTTCAAACTTTGAACAGAAAGGTGATTATTCAGATGGAAAACTACTGATCAATAGTTTTAGGTTTGTTGTTGACAAAGAATCAATGGTGGTTAAAAACTTGGTTCAAGAACCACAAGATGTTTAATATGGAAAATAAAGAAATGGTTAACAATCCTTCCCATTACGGAGGTAGAGATAATCCATATGAAGTGGTTAAGATAGCTGAGGGTACTGGTCTTGATAAAGATGCATATCTTTTTAATGTGTTGAAATACATTGTCAGATCAGGAAAAAAAGATCCTGCTAAGGAAATTGAAGACTTAAAGAAAGCATTATTTTATTTGGATAGAAAAATTAAAAATTTGGAACAGAATGGATAAATATTTGGGTAAAATAATTAATGGGGATTGTGTTGAGTTAATGAAAGACATACCTGAATCTTGCATAGATTTAGTTGTAACTAGTCCTCCATATAATGTGGGAATCCAATACGATACTCATATTGATAATGTTATGATGCCTGAGTATTGGGAATGGACTGAGAAATGGTTAACCGAAGTTTATCGATTACTTAAAGATGATGGGAGAGTAGCTATCAACATTCCCTATGAGGTGAATGTTCAAGACAGAGGAGGAAGAGTGTTCTTTGTGTCTGAGTTTTATCAAATGATGAAAAAAGTTGGATTCAAGTTCTTTGGTGTTGTTGATCTTGAAGAAGATAGTCCCCACAGAAGTAAGACCACAGCTTGGGGAAGTTGGATGAGTCCATCTAGCCCTTATATTTACAACCCAAAAGAGTGTGTAATTCTTGGTTATAAAAAGAATCATATTAAAAAGGTTAAAGGTGAACCACAATGGAAAGGTGAAGTAATTGATACTGAGGATGGAAAAAAGAAAACCATATATACTGAAGACGCAAAAAGGGAATTTATGGAATTGGTCTTTGGTCAGTGGAAATACCTCAACGATACCAAACAACTAACTAAAGCCACCTTTAGTATGGACATACCAACCAAAGCTATAAAGATTCTTACATATAGGAATGATATTGTTTTAGATCCTTTCGCTGGTAGCGGGACAAGTATGGTAGCGGCAGAAGTATTGGACCGAAGGTGGATCGGAATAGAGTTATCACCAAATTATACGGAAGTTGCCCGAGAGAGAGTTCAGGGATTTGTGGATAAGAAAAAACAAACAGAAATAAGTTTTGAAAACGGGGGTCAATGACCTCCGTTTTTTGTTTACTGATGTATTTATAAAGAAAAGTTTTAATATGGAAAATGCAGAAGTAATAAAAAAACTAGTCGAAATACAACAACAATTAAGATTTTTACATTGGCAAACTAAATCATATGCCAAACACCAAGCTTATGGTGGTGTTTATTCGGCTCTTGATGGTTTGATTGATTCATATGTTGAAACCTGTATGGGTAAACACGGAAGACCATCATATAGTGGTGGATATACAATCGAAGGACAAGATATTGATGAAATATCAGTTCAAGAATTCATAGACTCAAGTGTTGAATTCTTTGTTTCATTGTCAGAAACTTTGGATCCAAAAGTTGATACCGACCTATTAAATATCAGAGATGAAATGATGGGCGAATTCAATAAGTTAAAGTATTTGTTAACTTTGAAATAATATGAAGAAATTAATTTTATTGTCAATTTTGTTTTTGAGTCTGACTAGTTGTTTAGTAACAACAGATTATGTTGTTGATCCAAGACCAAGATACTATTATCCGAACGAATACTATTACACACCAAATTGGCATCATAATTATTATCACAGTAATCAATATCATTACCACAATAACCACAATCCGAGAGGACCAGTTCATCACGGACCAAGAAGAAATAGATAAAAAATGGGAAAATTTATTATATCAGAAGAAGAAAAGAATTCTATTCGTCAAATGTATAATTTGAATGAACAAGACCAAGCGGCTATCGAAACCAAATATATTCAAGAATTTTTGAATAAGAGATTAGGAACAAATATCGCAACAGATGGATTGGCGGGAACCAAAACAGAGGAAGCAATATCCAAATATCAAAGTATGATCGGTGTTTCACCTGCTGATGGTATTTGGGGTCCAGATACAATGTCAAAGATGCCTGAAAAAGATAAAGCTATGTTGAACGACATAAGTTCGGGAATTCTTGGTAAAATATTAAATAGATTATTTTAATTATGAAAAATATAATATCCGAATCAGGTATTCGTAATATCAACGCCCTTTCCCAAAGATACCAAAAGGCAAAAATATACTTTCATCAGGATTTGGATGGAGTTACCACGGCACTTGCAATGAAACATTATCTTGAGGATAATGGAATCAAAGTTGTTGATGCTGAAATTATCCAATACGGAGAAAAAGAATTTGCGGTAAAGAAATTAGATGCATCAGGAGACATAATGCCAGTATTAGTTGATTTTGCCCACGGAAAGGTAATGTTTGTTATTCATACCGATCACCACTTATCACAAGTGGGTGTTGAAACAGGAACCTCAACATCATTCAGACAAGCAAGATCCAATATCGAAACAATATCACAAGTTGTATCACCAAAAGAAATATTTCCACCAGATGATGTGGAATTGATTTCTACCGTAGATAGCGCCGGATTCAAAAAACACGATATAAGTATAGACCAAGTTATAACATACTTGTTCAAAATGGACAAAGACCAGTCTGTTAAAAGAAACAAGATGTTATTAGGTTTAGTTACCAACAAACTATTGTTAGCCTTTAAGAACAAACCAAATTTTCTTGAAACAATTGTTCTTGAGGCAAACCCCTCAATCATCAGTATATTATCGGTTATCAAAAGATTGATGAAAGAAGGTGGATATGCTCAACCATCAGAATTAGAACAAAACAAAGAAGATTATATCGAGAAGATGAAATCTTATCCCAAGAAAAGAGTTGAGGATGGAATCATCGTTCAATACGGAGCTGGTTTTATGGGTAAACCAGGATCATACGACAGATATACACCATTTAAGAATAATCCCGACGCTGACTTCTTGGCAATTGCTTGGCCAATGGGACTTTTGCAAATATCTTGTAATCCTTTTAAATCAGATAGAGAACTCAAAGGAGTTCACTTGGGTGATATCGCCCAAGAAGTATTATCCAAATGGGAGTCACAATTAAAATCTAAGGTAGTTCCACTATCAACCATTAAGTGGATTTCTGAAACCGAGGCAACCGAATCCAGTGTTGGATTTACATACAAAGACCTAATGGCTTTGTTTTTTAATAAACTTGAAAAGGTTGAAGGAAAAGAACAGATCATAAATGAAGTGGAAACTATTATGAACAAACCATTCAAATCACTAAACGAAGAAGAATTAAATATTTTGGACTCAATTGGTGTAAATGCTTGGCAAATAATCCAAGCTATGAGTGGTGGTCATAAATGTATCACAAACATTTCTGGACTTAATTACTTGGGGAGGAGTACAAGACCTCCAAGCTCAACAACACCAAGAAAGAAATCTAAAGACGATGATGACGCTCCTTATGTTAAATTTACAAAGATGTTACAACAAGAGTTTGTTGAGAAACTAAAGGAGAAAATGGAAGAATCAAAGACTAATCCAGTTTGATCTGTAGTTCTTCTTACTAACACAAAATGATGCGTAGTCATTAACAATCGGATAACCTGTGTTGTAGTATCCACAAGTAATACCCCAATCTTTATATTTTTTATGTAGATCACTGAGAAGCTTCATACTGATCTTCACATTCAATTCCAAGTTATTCATCAACTCCTTGGTTGGAACTTTTCTTTTCTCAACCCAAGTGGCAGTTCGGGGCATGATCTGCATTGCCCCGATCGCACCAGCATGGGAAGTCTGTTTGGGATTGTATTTCCAATGAAATGGTCCCATATATCTTGTTTCTTTATATGCCACATTATACGCAATATGTTTGGGAACATTATATTCTTCTGAATACTTTTCTATTAGGTGGTATAGTTGCAAACAGTATGGTGACTCAGAGTTACCACCCATTTGATATAACACCTTACTTTCAGTTGTGGAAGTTTTAAGATGTAGAACCCAAAGGAAACATCCCGAAACTAAAAGACAAATAAATAGGACAAGAAGTTTGAAGTTATTGGGTTTTTTCATTGGTTGTCTTTGTGTGTGAGTTCCAAATACTTTTAGCATAAAGATTAAAAATAGAAATACCGACAGAGTCCTGATAAACATTATAAGACCCATCACCTTTATCAATTAGAATAAGATTGTCGTATTCATCTATTGCCAAAGTTACTTCATCTTTACCAATAAACTTGGGATCTTTGTGTTTTTCACCATTCACGGTTTGAACAATGAAATTAAAATAATAACCCACGATGAAACAAACTGCGGATACGATGATTACATAAAGATAGTTTAAAGCTTTTTTGAGGATTTCTTTTATCTTGTTCATAGTTTTTTTGTAACAAGATATAAAAATGTGGTTACATTGTCAACTCATCACCCTCTTCGATTCCGTGTCTTTTACAAAAACCACCACTGAGTTCCAATACAAAATTGCCAACACCATTATAATGTTTACAATCTTCAGTCTCACAAGGTGGACAATTATGATATATTTTATTTATAATACCATCTTTAATGAACAAAATATCCAGATCCTGAACACAATTTTTCATCCAAAAGGAATGTTTACCCTTACCCATACCAAATAACATTCCATCATTTGGTTTTTTGAATCTTCTACCCATCATTCCTTTCGATATTTTTTCAGGAGAATGAACAAATTCTGTTGATATTTTAATGTCGTTTATCGATATTTGCATACTTATAAATATTAAATTTGATGAAAAGATACTCGGGAATTATGGTTCGTCACAAAGGTAAAGTCCTTTTGGCAAAAAGAAACAACAAAGGGACTCTTCCAGGTGAGTGGAGCATATTCGGTGGAAGTTTGGAAGAAGGTGAAAATCCGGGTGAAGGGGCTTTGCGTGAATTCTATGAAGAGACAAATGTAAAAGCCAACAACGAGATCAATCTATGTGGTATGATCGAAAGACATACTAGAGATGGTCAAAGGATCAAAGGTATGATGTATGTATTCTGCATGGATTCTGAAGAAATTATCAAACCAGATCTTAATAAAGCTAAAGATGGTGATGAACATTCAACTTGGGCATATTTCGATGTGAGTGAATTACCAACACCATTGAATCCAAAACTTAAAGAAATTATTGAAATTGTTTTAAAATAATTTCATCAGGTACTTGACAAACTAATAAAGTATTTATATATTTGAATTCTGTTTGAGAAAAATCGTTTCTCATCGTTCTTTGAAAGATAGTATTTGGGCGGCATATAGTCCTTTTAAAATAAACCCTGAAAGGGGTATAAAGTGGAGTCACAAGTGTAATGACTCTGCGGCTTGGGTAACCGAGCTCGAGTATGCAAGCGGGATATTACCAAACCTGAGTATTCGAGGGTGACACTGTAGGAGAAATGGTTAGGTAACTGAGCGATGTGGGTCGTTCAGTTGAGTTCGGAAGGACAATAAGAATAACCCGTAGGGTTCTTGTGAGAAGTATGGTTATCCAACCATATCATTACGGTATCCATAATCATAGGTGACTTAAAACCTAAAGGTATGAAGGTGTACGGGTGGTGCCGTTACTTTCCTTGATCAAACTTTACCAAGAGTTGGATCTCGAAGTTGTCTAAAAGTTAGGAAGCAGGGATGTTTCACAGGGTAGTTCAGTATAGGTATAGATCAAAAGTTTATATCTCTGGTGCCGAACCACTACCTTGATAATCCACGACACAATCTAAAAGAAACTAAATGTTCTTAAGGAAAAGTGTTCGGCAGGTTTCATCGGAAGGTGTCCACTTACTTACCGGCTGTCGGTAGGATGATTCAGATCCCAAGTCTGATCATATTGTCACCAAAAACCTCTAGTCCCGCAAGGATTAATA